TTTTACAAAGACCACCACCTTTATACATAGGTCTAGCCATTCCGCCGCCCATCTTTTTGGTTCTGCCTTTTTTACCACCTGGTGTTATTTTACCTGAACAAACACCTGATGCATACATGTTAGCATATGCTGAGGGATATACTTTGAATTTTCTTTTTGCTGCGGCTTTACCTTTTGGACAAAGTTTTGCCATTATTTTTTACCACCACCAAATTTTCTAACTCTGCCACCTTTTTTCATGTAGCCCATTTTATTTCTAACTTTAGTTGGTAGTTTCGCTAAACCTGGATTTTTTTCTTTGTCTACAGGTTTTAATGTTCTTCCACCTTTTTTATATTCAGGTACATCAAGTTTATAATTTCTGTTTTTTTTAGCATCTTCATAAGACTTTGGCACAGTTATTAAAGAATTCTTACTGTCAAATTTACCACCAACACCACGTCCTAAGTTTCTACTTTTACGTTTTGGTCTTCTTTGGCCTTCATCTTTTCCAACTTTACCACCCATAGCTTTTCTCTCTCTTACGTGATGTGGGTATACAGTGCCGCCAATTTTTTCTGCCTGTTTTGTATCAACCATTTTTTTCATTTCTTTAGAAGCTTTGATACCTTCTTTTCTTTTTTTCTTTAACTCATCAACTTTGTTCATTCTCTGGATTGATTTTTTAGTTCTAACTATATTAGCTCTATCTTTTGCAGTTTTAGCTTCTTTGAAACCAAATTTTTTAAATTCAGATCTCATTTTTTCCATAGTCTTTTTAAGCTGTCTAGGTTGCTTAATATCAGGACTTATTTTTGAAGAGTTTGACTTTTTCTTGAAAGCCATTCCTATAATTTTTTTAAACATTATTTTTTTCCTCCGTTTCGGAATATTTGTGTTCCCTTTATACCATAAATACTCGCGACTACAAGTATCCATAGGTTTGTAAACCAACTAGGAAGCTGCGAGAACATTTCGAAGAATAACTTCACTTTGTCCATCGCAGATGGGTCGTCTGATACGACTGCCCAAGCTAAAACAGCAACTGGAGTTGACAAAATGATGAGGACAGCTTCGTCTTTCCAGTCTGATTGTCTAGCTTCTAGTAGTTTTCCTTGGTAAGCTTCTTCACCTTTAGCCATTTTTTCAGCATGAAGTAATTGTGCCTCAGACATAGCCATTTTTGCTTTTTGTCTGTTAGCGTAAATCTTTGATCCAGCTTGCGCTGCTAATTTAAGTGCCTGTAACCACATACTAAAATAATTTTGCTTGTTTTTTCTTTTCAGCTAACACACCTTTTTGACCTTTTACAGCAAAAGATTGTGTTTCTTGAGGATTTGTCATTTCAACTTCGACACCACCATTTCTGTAACCATCTTTGTTCAGAAATTGACTGTGTTCTATTGAAACTTTGTCTCCGTTTTTAATTTTTTTCATGTTTTCTCCTTAATCGTCTATTCCGATAACTGTATTACCTGCTCCAGACTTTGCAAGTGATACTCCAGCTCTTAGTTTAGCTAATTTTTCGTTTTGTTCAAGCTTTTCTTCCTTAAATTCTTGATCCATCATCGTTCTTGCCTTGTCTAAGTTGATTCTTTCCTCTGCTTCTTTGGCTTTTCTCTCATTTTCCATCGCTCTAAGATCAACTTCTCTAGATTTTAGCTTCAATAGAGGGTCTGAATCGAATTGTGAAGTAATTTTGTTCTCTTCTTTAGCAAATTCTTGAGTCATTTCTGCAATAAGTTGAGCTTTTCTTGATTCTATTTTCTCAGAAATCATTTTTACTTGATTTGCAACGTTAGGATCTTGCATTCCTGCTTGTTGCATTTGCGTTATTTGCATAATTTCATCTTTAAACTCAAGTTGAACTTGTTCTTGTGCCATCAAAGCAATGTGTTCAAGTATATTTTTCTGCATTGACGCCATAGCTATTGGTGAATTTCTTACCATGTTAACTTGCATAAAGTTTAAGTGTGCATCGATATGCGCTCTGTGATCCTGACCAGGAAAAGCTTGAAATGGTTTAGCACCAAGTGCTTGAATATGCTCCATGGCAGGATCCATAGGGGTAGGTTGAGCGGGTGCTGGTAATATTGCGTTAATATTTTTTACACCGATGGCTTCATACATAGATCTATATGCTTGATATAAATTATGAATTTGTGGATTTGATTGCGCTAATTGTAATTGTGTTTGCGCCATAGATATTCTTTGTGTTTGTGAAAATATATTTGGATCAGCGATAGGTAAAATATCTACTCTGTCATCAAAGTCTGTAATTTTAATTACTCTTGATCCACCAACAACATCATAAGGATATTCTGATGGTAAATAAGTTTTAAATATGTCTGCTAATAATTTAAATTCTTGTTTTAGACCAACATATAATCTTTTGTGTATTGCTGACATTACCCGCGATCCACGTTCCAATAATGCTACTGTTGTTCCAACTGCAGCTCTTTGGTTTCCGTCACCCACTTGCATATCTGCAATTGCCGCGAAACGTTGACCTGCTCCAACAACGATACCTAATAATTGTAAAAGAACAACTGATGGTTCTTTGTAAGGTAACGTCATAAACTGATCACGGATGTTGCCACCCGGAGCGTCTACATCTCTAAACTCTCCAGGTTGCAAGGGCTGTGCATCGTCCCTAACTCTGATACCTCTAGATTTAAATCCAGCTGGTAAATTAGATAAAGTTCCTGCATCTAACAATTGTCTTAATGCAGAAGTTGCTGTTCTAGATAATCCACCGATCATGTGAATTAATCCAAAACCATAAAAACCTAAACCTGGTAAAAATTTGAAATGTACAAAATAATTTGTTTTGTTTTTCTTAGGATCGTTTTCTTTGTAGTTTCTTCTAATAGATAAAACTTGTCTTGAACCTTCTTCGATAGTTATAACATATGGAAGTTTAATACCTGTTGGCATTCCGTCTGCTCCCATATCTTCAAAACCTTCTAAGTCAACATTAACATGACACTCTAACAAAGTATAAATATCATCTTGTTTAGTTTGTTTGACTCCTTCGATTTCTTGTTCTTTTTTTGTAATGTCGTCTGTTTGCATTCCAGGTTGTGCAAGATCTATATCTCTATAGAAACCACTTACCTGTTGTTTTCTTAAATCGTTTTCTGACATTTTGATAACGTGAACTACAGATTCAGCGTCATCTAAACTTGTTGCTGAGTAGGGTACTACCAAATCATCGGCAGGTATAAATTTAGAGACCGCCCTACCCAAAAGATCATCGTAATAGACCTTCTTAAAAGTTGACCCACTTAGAGGGAGGTAAAACAACATTTGGTCAAACTCCGGCTCATATTCCTTCATCTGGTCCATGATCTGGTAATTCATAAAATCTTTAATTCTGTTTGATTGATCTTGTTTGGCTGGTGTTTGTGCACCTAAGATCTGAGTTCTTACTGGTCCGTCAGCAGGTAACAATTCTTTGTAAGCTTGTGCTTGGAATTGAGTTACTGCTTCTGACAATACAGGGTGAGTTACACCTGAAGCACCTTTAAACGGTTCTGTTCTTCTTTCATATTTAAATCCTAAAAGATCTAAACCATTTCTGTATGTGTCTTCCCAGTCCTTTCTTGATGATCTGTAATCTTTGTAATCATCAACTAATTTAGATCCAAGAGGATCTAAGATTGAGTCGTCTAATAATTCTGCTAAGTTTTGATTATGTGAACTTGATACAGGTTCTACTGCATTTGGATCAAAAGAAATTTCAGCACCACCATCTGCGGTTTCTGTAACTTCTACTTCTTTTGGTTCTTCTTTTACGTCTTCAACAACTGTCTCGACGTTAACATCTTCAACTTTTAATTCAGGTTCGTTTGGTAAACCTTTTTCTATCTCTGCCATGATTTCTCCCTAATATCTTTTAGTAGCATATTTTCTGAGACTTTCCAAGCCCTTTGAATTTGGGCCAGATTGTGGCGCTACTGTTCTTGTTAAATTCATAAGACCCCCATCTCTCATTCCTGGTATTTCAAGACCTGTCATTCCAAGTTTTTCTTTTCTTTGTTTAGCTCTAATTTGTTGTTCTATTTGATCTTGTAATTCTCTATTTTGTAATATTACTTGATCAGTAGTGTATTTTTGCACACCCTCTTCGGTAATATTACCTTGTTCATCCATATAGCCTGCTCTCTGTGCTAATGATTCAAATTCTGGTTTTAAAGTTTCATATTTAGTTTTAGATCTTATT